CCCGCCAAGCCTCAAGCAAGCTACGCATCTCAACAATATCTTTCTGTGCGGAGTCATCGAGCAAGCCAATAGAAGCTAATGCCTGCTGCGCACCCTTACGTGCAGCACGATCAAGCATAGCTTCAAGTTCATCATTTGTGATAGTAGTTTGACCCATGCTCTTTAGCACCTATTGTTATTGAGTAAAGGATGATTAAGTTATAGCAGTTTTTGACCTACTTGTCAATACTTACCACTTACCCTGTTGCACACCTAAGAAGAATAATAGTAGTATCAAAGTACCTGCACCTGCTAGTAATACCGCAATACCTACAGCCCAGTTAATACAGTTGTCTATAAACTCTTGTTTCTTGTATACTAGCTCACGTTGTTCTTTACGTTGCTGTGCTTCTATACGTACTATCTCGTCCCATGCACTAGGGCCATACGTCCAAGAGATATGAGATTTAAGCTCTTCACGCATCTCCTTAAGCTTTTGCTTTTGCGCCCATATGTCTAGTGCAGTAGTTTGGTTGTCACTAAACATCTTGTACATGGGAGGGTTCTTGGCTTTATCCTCCAAGAAGTCTAGGTCACTTACTGCCTTAGACCATTGAGAGACTGCACCAGTCATAGCACTTATCTCACGCCCTACGGCTACAGCTTTCTTAATGCCGTTGTACGCTGTAGTAGCTGCAGCCATAGCTGTAAAAGGATCAACCACTTTACTTTACCATATCTCTATGGTCACGGTTGATGTATCGTAGCTCACTCTCCATAACAGCCATGCGTTGTTTAAGCTTATTGATCTCATTGATAGCTAAGGTCATAGAGGCAAGCTCATCCCATAACTCTTCTATGTCACTCCATACGTACTGTATCTCTACGCCATTACCTTCAACATCACGCTTGAGGTTAATGTTGTCCTCAATAGCCATACGTGAGCCAAGCTGGCTGACAGTCTCTTCTAGGTTAGAGATAGTAGATGCCTGTTGCGACACCCACCATACTCCACCTGCAAGCTGGACAGCCATAGCTGCAACAAGAGCAATAGGAAGTTTAATGTTTTCCATATCTTTACTAGCCTCTACTTATACTTCAATCATCTTAAACGGTGTACACTGTGTGGGTTGGCGTGGTAGTAGACGTAATGCCTGCATCGCTTCCTGTAAGATTAGTAAACTCTGAGGATATGTCTGTCTTAGTTAGTTCTGTAGGTGTGGTGATGGTGACGTTTGTTAAGAAAGAATCTAGGTTATGATCCGTTAAGTCTGAGATAGTAAAAGACCCATACGTACCATTAAAGCTACCATCATCAGGTAATTTTGCAACATGAAAGCCATCCGCACCTGTTACATAAATAAAGCCATCTCTTTTATCTATACTTGATAGGTAGAAAAATGAAGGTGAGGAGTGCTCAATCAACTTTTTATATTGAACTACTCCAGAACTATTAAGTTTCATTAAGAAAGCTCTATTTGAACTGTTAAGGTCGTCCTTTCCACATACGTATACGTCTCCAGTAGAGTTGTCTACATAAGAACCATAGGGTTGTGTTACTCCACTAGGGACAGAAGAAGTGTAACCTAAATGTTTAGCCCAAGTAATACCTGTTGTTAAGTTTGAAACACTGCTCTTTACTATGGACATGGTGCCATCATTGTGTGAGTTAAAAATATAAATATTGTCACTAGAGTCTATTTTTAAATCTTGTATATTTGATTTAGTGGTAGTACTAATATCGTAATCGAACTCAACTCTTTCTGTATTTGCGCCTGTACTATTACTAAATTGGTAAAGACCTATTCCGTACATCATGTATATGTTATCGCTTGAGTCTAACTCTACATTAGTAGGTGAGTCGGCGACAGATAAGTTATAACGGTAGTCAAAGGACCCATGCTTCACTAGTCTTATAAAGGAAGTTCCGTTAAGGGTTGTTTCGTAACTACCTGTTTGAATAATATTATTAGAACTGTCTATAGCCAAATCAGAACAAGGGCTATTTCTTTGTATGTCTCTGAGTAAAATAATTTCAGATAAGTCTACATCATCTACACCTGTTATAGATTCATACTTGTGATAACCCCCATGATAATAACCAAGAAAAACATTTGCTGTTTGATAAACATTACCACTAGAATCTAGTTTTAAATCCCCCTTTAAATCATAGTCAAAAGGGTAGTTAGCATTATTATCTTTACCTATTGTTCTAATTGTTTTTACTACTTGCCCTGTTATAGAATTGAATTGTTGCATGTAGGATGCGCTGTAGTTATTAGAACTTGTATCAGTATCAGTAGCCACACCACCTACTAAAATGGTATTTGCATTATACGAAAGAACGGTTGAGTTTCTAAGATAGGCACCTACCTCGTCTGTTGTAGTATCCCCTTCGACTACCCAACCGCTTTCTTTACCTGATATAGATACTAATTGCCAAATTTGCATTACAGTTTAACCTTATGAGAAATTTTTACCTGCCAAGAAACCGTACCAAGTAGTTCCACCGTCATGAGAGAAGAACGCCACAATATCAACTTGGTTTGCTCCAGTTGAAATAGCGGGGGTAAGACCATTTGCCCACTTAACAGAAGCAGGAAATGATACACCAAATTCTGAAGCACTGGCATCCTGAATGATCTTAAGAGTAAAACCATACGCCGTACCTGTAGAGGGAGGATTAGTGAATAAGAACGTGGTAGCTTCACTTAAGGTTATAGAGAAGACGTTAGCTGTCTCACAGTCTATAGTTGCTGTACCTGTAGAGGATGTAATAGAACTAAACTCTTCGTTAAGCGAAGTAGCCTTGAGCTCACCTGATATAGTTACATCGCCAGTAATAGCAACGTCACCCGTGTGGAGTTCATCTACTTTAGTGTCTAGAGAATTCTGTAACCCGTCTACATTGGAGATAATGTGAGCGTGGCTATCATCCGCTATACTTGCAGTTATGGTGATGTTAGTGCTGCCATCAAATGAAGCAGAGCCTGTTACGTCACCATCTAGTATAATATCACGTGGATTAGACAAAGCAGTAGCAGACAGAGCTGTATCGGCGCTAGTTGCTGTGGTGGCAGACGTAGCGGTAGTGGCACTTGTTGCTGTGGTAGCGTTACCTAATAGGTCACCAGAAAACGCTGTAGTAGCTGTAATAGTTGAACCGGAAATTAACCCAGGGGTAGTACCTCCGATAGTAACATTATCAATAGTACCTCCACTAATAGCTACAGTAGCTAGGTTAGCCGTACCGCCAATGTAAAGATCATTCCACTCTTTAGTAGTGCTGCCTAAGTCATAGATACCTGTTGTAGCTGGAATAACGTTTGTGTTTACTCCAGCATTCACACTTACCGTATCGGCGTTGTCACTACCTATTACAGTATTACCGTTGGCTGTAAGGGTGCTTGTAATATCAACAGTACCTCCTACCTCTAAGGTGCCGTCGATAGCAGCATTACCTGTGGCGTCCACTGCAGTAAAGTTACCTACATCACGGGTAGTAACACCAATAGCAACTCCGTCAATAGTACCTCCACTAATAGTAGCTGAATCTGCTGATAATGAATCTACATTAGCTACACCAGTTACGTATAGATTATTCCACTCTGAGCCTGTAGCACCTAAGTCGTAGACACCATCGTTTGAAGGAACTAAGCTAGAAGCTAAATCAGCGTTTACAGTTACTGTGTCTGCTGACGTATCACCTAAAGTAGTACTGCCGTTTACTGTAAGGTCACCTGTGAGCGTAGTGTTTGTAGTCACAGATAGAGTGCCTGTGATAGATGTATTACCAGCAGACAAAGCACCTGTAGCTGTAACAGCCGAAACAGTAAGATCTCCTGCTAGATAAGCATCTTTGTATTTCAGACTAGATGTACCAAGATCTACAGTGCTTGTTAGTTTAGGACGTAGTACACTAGATGTAGCTACAATATCCTGCGCTGGTCCAAGTAATTCTATAGGCGCACCTTCAGCAGATGTACCATCATGGCTGTGTCCTGTAGAACTACTAAAGGCGCTTTCAACAGCGTTCAGTTCTGCGTCTATATCGTCAGCGTCAATAACATTACCATTAGCTATGTTATTAGCTGTATCTGTTCTTGTGTAACCAATACCCATCTTAAAGCCTATCGCCTTTCGTTAGTAGAAAATTCTAGTACGGCAGTATCCAACGTAAAAGAGGCGTTAGTACTGTTATCCTCTATTCGTAAAGCCACTGTAGTTCCAGAACCTATTATGTTGTTAAAAAAAGTTTGATCCCCAGGTGTACTGTACAGAGTTGTTCCAAAGACAGAACCTGAATCTCCATAGACAAAACCTCCTCCACTACCTGAGAGAGTTACGGGTTGAGGTTGAATAACATTAGGTTCGTTTCTATCTAACTTAAGGCTTACATCACAAGTAAAGGAACCTTCAGGTTTAATGTATGTGTCAAGCTTATAAAAAGTCTTACGTATTTGAGGGTCAACTATAGGCATAAATGCAGATTCATAAATAGCTTCTATACTACCGCTATCCCTCGTACTGCCTACTTCCTGTTTGTATACATAACCATCATCGTTAGCAAAGTATATAAGCTCTACGTCACCTACTAAGATTGAATCAGCTACGTGTACTTTAAAACCTTTTAGAGTAGCCCACTGAAAACCCTCACCACCCTGGTCAATAAACTTTGTTGCTATCAATCCCTTGGATACACTATCTCTTATATTATTAGAATAAACAAATAGTCTGTACTGTCCCTTCTTACGAATTACATAGCTATGTGCACTTACCGTACCCTTTAAAAGCTCGTCAAGTGTATTCTTGATTGGTTTAGAGGCTACGTCAAGGCCGAAGTCACCTATACGTTCAGTAGAGCTCAGAGTTCGTAACCCGTCAGGAGCTAAGAACATAACATCGCCGCCAACTTCCCTGATGCTATCTGTCTCTAAGCAACCTAAAGCACTTGTTAGAGAACTTAAAGAGAAGTCTGCACTACTTGAGCCTACTAACTTTAGTATTCTATCCGCACAGAAGATGATTAAGTTGTCACGGTATACAGCCAATCCTGTAATAGTAGACGCTACATTTATAACACCTGCACCGTCAGCAGGATTAAAGTTAGTATCGTCGTAAGGTGCAGTGAATACAAGCTCTGTACCTACAGCAAAAAATAGAGTGCTTTTATACAGTAAGGCTACTGATGCACCCGCTACGTTAGACTCTCCGATACCTGAACCTGTTAAGAAAGTTAGAGAGCCTGACTCGTAGTAAGCTGGGTAGTTAAGTCCATCCGTAAATACAATCTTTTCTGTACCAGTAAAATTATAAACTTCTTTTCGTGTCTTAGTGAAAGTCGTATTAGAAGCTGTGGCTAGAGATGTCCATACAGGAGTACCTGAGGACGAGTCTGCTTCATAGTACGTACCGTCTCTAACGGCTATAACTTTAGAAGAGTCTACTGCAGCGATACCCTGTACTGTTCCGTTACCTGTTACTTCAGAATTAATAAGTTTTTCGTACCCCAGTACTTTCTTATACCCGCCTGATAAAGAAGGTTCAAAGTTCTGTAGGATAGCACCTGATCCAATAGAAGTCATACCGTGTTGTAGAGGACTGAGATTGGATATTAAACCACCCTTGAATTGAATGGGAAATGTCTGCCACATTGTTGCCATACTTAAAAGCCCCCCGGCCCTCCTAAAAGAGGACTCCTTTGGATACCTGTAGAGTATATATAATCGTAAGAGTTAATAAACAAAGTGCGCATATGCTTAATACCTTCTTTGAACTTAGCCTCGGTAAGAGATGCAGCCTGATTGTCACCTCTGAATTGGTAGCAGTAGTACATAGCACCATCTACAATAACATGTCTAAATTCTGAAGGACTAGCAGGCACATCGTCATGTAAAGAAAGGTCTAATGTGTTTCGGTAGTACTCGTATACTAATTCGTATTCTTTATCGGGGCTTGGAACTACAAGATATTCTTGGCTAGGTGCTTTGACTATGTAGCGAGGTATACCCCGAATACTAGTGTCTGTGTTGTACTCATGGTCTACCCAATTCTTTAAGTAATCGCTGTAGTTTAAGTTTGTAAGCTTAGTGGTGCTAACATTTAAATTTATATCTTTCTTAATTCTAAAGCTATTAACATCAATAGTTTTGGCTTCCGTAGGGTAGCCATACCGTACAGTACCTGCAGTCAGTAAATCCTCTTCTTCTACATGATTCCAAGGCCAACCAAACTCTTCATGATTAATATGCCTGATAGAAGCGTTGACTGCATCTTTAATAGAACTATAAAAACCTGTAGCGGTAGAAAAGTTAGAACTTGTAAGTTCTACTTCGTTCAACCTACGGTTAACTTCATTAACTAAACCTAAATAATTATAAGACATTATTTTTCCCTTATACGTAAGCGAACAGTTCTTTCTACCACTAACCCACCACTCGTGGTGACATTACACGTAAAAGTATACAGTTTGTTATTAGTTCCCGCAGCTATAAAAGCAGTGGTAACAGTGTCTGTGTTTGTATTAGATACTAATTGAATACCATTAACAAGAGGGCCAGAAGGTACTAATTCTGTCTTTACGCCGTCAGCGTCATTAACAAACCAAGTAACACTACTAAGCGTTTCCCCACTAAGAAAGCGGGACCAGTCAATGCTGTAATCTAAAGTTTCGTCAGCATCTTTGTTGGGCCATTTTAACGACATTATAGTATCCTTTAAGCAGCTTGTGCGTATACAACTCTATTAGACGGGCTATCTTGTATGAATACAGTCCTAGACTTATCTGCTTCTACATACGCTATTCTGTTTGATGGGTAGTCTATTAGGTACACTGTTCTATCCCTCGTGTAAGATTCCGCTAAAGCAGCATAGTTAAACTGTACTGCATCTATAAGTAAAGATCCTAACGGTATGCTGAGAGAATCAATACTTACATCTAGTATATTATTGCATTTAATATCTACAGCAGCAAGAGAAGATATAGCAAAAACATTTAAGTCTTCTATAGAAGCATCAGCAAAAACATTTAAGTCTTCTAGTGATGTTGTTACTTCTAGTGTCTGGACTACTACAGTGGCCTGTGCATCAATAACTACATCATCGTCAGTAGTTGTAGGATCATCCGTGATACATTCAGCAGAAACACTATCTAAAACAACAGTAGCCTGTGCATCTACTTCTACATTAGAAAGAGTAGAAACAGAAGAGATACTGCTTATAGATAAGTTTGCTTCTGATATAACAACTACATCATCTATAGTATTTGTTAGTTCTATAGAGGCAGGCACAACATTAGCAGTTGCACTTATCGTAACGGTATCTAGTGTTGTAGCACTTTCAGTAGACGTTAGTGTGAGATTAGAATTCGCATTTACTTCTACACTAGGTGTAGGGATAGAAGAGGTAAGGCTTGATAATTCTAAGTTAGCTAGTCCTACTACTACAGGTACTTCAACAGAACTTGTGATAACTAAAGACGGTACAGCTACCGAAACAGAGCTAGCTCCTTGGTCAGAAAAAGCTGCACCTGAAAAGGGTGAAACACTAAACATTAGATCAATCGTCCTCCCTTATACTGCTATGGGGTTATTATGACACATTTATAACACAACTCATCATTATGTTGTAGCTGCCATAATCTCCTCCAGCAGCAACTGTCCTGTTAGTATTGGCATCGTTTTGAATTTCGTAGTACATTCTAATTTTGTTAGCGTTTTCACCAGCATCAGCTTCACTGCCATCCCAAAAAGTCCCGCTTATTACCGGAAATGCAGAACTATATGAGGAGTATAAGGCAAGCAATAGATTTGGCGCATCATAAGATGAAGTGGTTAATGTTTGTTGACCTGGTGTGCCGGAGGTCTGATTGCTATTGTTTACTGAAGAAACATGTACATTTGTAACTGGTATACCTGATCTAAAGACCAACATAATCGCAGCGTCATAGTTATCTGCGGTTCTAGTAAAGGTCGTTGTTAAGTCTGAAGACGTTAATACCTTATACTGAAACATCTCCTCAAATGTACTATTAACACTGGCTATTTGAGTAAATCCAGAATATACAGTTGGTGATGGGCCCGTAGCAGTTGATGAGTGTGCTATGGCAAGATCTCCAGCCTGCGCCCCAGATGGAACTTGTATGTTCATGTTTACCGTAGCGGTACTTGCGCCAACATATGTAAATCCCGGCGTAGCCGGTGGAGCGGGTCTGTTTAAATCGTTACTACCCAAGCCCATCGTCATTGCTATATTACTCATGATAATAATTCACCTGCAAGCTTGGCGTAATACGTTGTGCCGCTATCCGTTGTTAAGAACACATACAAATTAGTTGTGCCACTTGCGGGTACATCTGGGGCTGAACCTCCGTGCCATTTTACCGATGAAGGCCATGTTATAGTGTACGTAGACGCTCCAGTGACCTCCAATACAAAGCTAGCCGCAAAACCTGACGGAGGTGGGTTGCTAAATGTAAAAGTAGTGTTAGCTGATAAAGTCTTAGTGAAGTAGCTACCGGAAGATATATCTATATTTGTAGCTGCCAAGGCACCACCTGATTGCAGATACCTCTTGGCGATCAATCCATTCTTTATTTTAAAGGGTTTATTGTTAGCCATGTTTCACTTTCTACTCAGCTAAGGCCCTGTATTTACAGTAACAAAGTAGTTCGTACCGCCAAAATCATTTGCAACAATTGTGTAGGTGTATTTCTCACTGGGGCTGGGGCTTGGAAGTGATAGACCGTTACTAAATCTTACTGATGAGGGCCAGTAAACTTTATACTCGGAGGAAGACGAATTAGTAACCTCTACTTGAAATGTTTGCACATCGCTTAGGTTACTAAATAAAAAGGCTACGTCTGATGATAACGTTTGAGTAAAGTAATTACCTGTGGATGTATCAAGGTTTATGCCTGCTCCAGTCGATGCTGTGGAGTATTGAAATGCAGAATAGACGCTGTTGACGGAATTACTACCAATAGCAACCAGTTTAGTGCCATCGTTGTTGAAGTCAAACCCTGATAATAGCACGTTATGAGTATGCTCAGCGCCTAGATTAAAACTTATGCTATCATAACTAGCTGTGCTAATATCATAAGCTGTAGAAAGAGAGTATTGGTAGATTGTTTCGCTGGAACCACCCACAAACATCTTAGTACCATCGGCATTAAAGACCATCTCTTTGGCGCCGCTTTCCTCATTAACAACACTAAAGCTGACATTATCGTAACTACCTGTGCCAACATCATAAGCTGTAGAAAGAGAGTATTGGTATATGGTGTTGTTATAATCGCCAACAGCATAAATTTTAGTGCCATCATTGTTAAATGCTATTCCAGTTGGAAAACTGTCTTGTCCACCAATGTACAGGGAGGAGTTGTTAATATAACTTGCCGTGCTTACATTCCAAGCCGTAGAAAGAGAGTACTGACGTACCTCATCTCCGCCAGTATCAACTACATACATCTTAGTGCCATTGGGGTTAAAAAGGACACCGTTTGGCGAAGCAGCCATGAAGTTTGAGGTGGAACCAAAGCTAAGATTACTGTAGGAAGCAGTGCTAAGATCATAAGCTGTAGAAAGAGAGTATTGATATACACGATCTTGCCCGTTCATTAGTACGTACATCTTAGTGCCGCTATCACCAAACTGGATACTAAGCGGAACTGTACCCTGCACTGCAAAACTAACAGTATCGTAAGAACCGTTTTCTATTGAATACCCACCCGTAACTACGGTGCCTGCAGAAGAAGAATTACCAATAGTAGCCTTCATGCTACCACCTACTTCAACAAGGTTATTGACTATAAAGTCCTTGTCGTTAGCCACTAAGCCGCTCCATCTATTATGTGAGAAGCTTGATACGATGTGCCGCCGTCACGGGTACTGAATGTTAGTACATCTGCTTCGTTAGTTGCAGGGGTATCAGGAGCGGAGCCGCCCATAAATTCAATAGAAGAGTCATAGCTGACGGAATAATTCCCAGATGACTTCAACAGCACCGTAGCCTGACTAACGGTCCCACTATCAGCAGGGTTAGTAAAAAATAATTCAGAGTCAGCTGTTAAAGTAACATCAAATACTGCACCTGTAGAGAGGTCTAGAGTCACATTCTTTGTATTTGGGACTGTGCTGTATTGATATAGTCTATCATTGCTATTATTCAATACGTACACCTTACTCAAGTTATTATTGAAGGCTATGCTGAAGGGTAAAGAAGCCTGGCTATTTACAGAAAAATTCAGGTTGTCATAACTAGCTGTGCTAATATCATAAGCTGTTGAAAGAGAGTACTGATATAAGCTGTTGGAGCCATCATCAGCAGTATACATTTTAGTACCATCGTTATTAAAGGCAAAACTGTAAAGTCTACTATTCTGAGAAGAAAAAAGCACACTAACGTTGTCATAACTAGCTGTGCTAATATCATAAGCTGTTGAAAGAGAATACTGATGTATAGTATCTTGCGTAGTACAAACAATATACATCTTAGTGCCATCCGGCTTGAAAAGCAAGTCCGTTGGTCTGCGCACGTCTGCAATAGTTGTAGTGTCAAAGCTGACATTATCATAAGAAGCTGTGTTTACAGTCCAAGCTGTTGAAAGAGAGTATTGAAATACAGACTTGGTATTAAGGTCGCCAATAATATACATCTTAGTGCCGTTGTTGTTGAAACGTACAGCAAAAGGGTTCGTCTCCTGACTACTTACACTAAAAAAATCAGAGGAATTATAAGAAACTGCGCTAATATCATAAGCTGTTGAAAGAGTATGTTCATATACTCTGTCGTTGTTCGACCCAATTATATACAGCTTAGTGCCATCATCATTGAATTCAAAGCCTGTACAAAAACCATCTCTAGCTCCAGCGAAAAACTGCACGTTATCATAGGACCATGTAGAAATACTTTGAGGTGCGGTTGGATCAGCAATCGTAACTGTACCTAATTTCTCTTGATAAACAGTAGGCTTGATAGCATTCTTTATTTTAAAGTCTTTATTATTTGACATGGTTCACCTTTCCCCTTGTCAAGTATTTTAGGCTAAGATGACAGCTTTCGCCGTATAGTTAGTCGAGTTAGATGATGCAGCTGTAGCTAACAACCTTACGTTACCACCACTAATATCCACATCAAATGTAGCAATAGTGGTATCGGTGTTAACTGTGCCATATTCTGTAGCTACTGCTGTAGTGTTATCATGTGTTACAAGTAGCTTGGATATAGTACGTTCTGTTGTAACTGTATTTGTTGCAATAACAGTGATCTCCAAACCTAACGAAGAAGAAGCAGTGTATGTAGCAATGGCTGTCTGTGAAGTACTTGTAGTTGTAGCAGTTTGCTCGTCGCCTCCCGCACTAGCTACTGCTGTATCGACATAGTTTTTGTTTGCTGCGTCCGTTCCAGAAGAAACTGTATCAACGCCTTGGATGCGACCTGTGCCACTTAGAGTGATGTCGCCGTCAGATACTGTCAGGCCATTTTTGATGGTAACCTGACTATTGTTCACCACAAGACGCTCACTGTTACCTGTAACAACACGCCAACTGTTTGCTCCGTTGAACTGCATGTATGTGTCGGTATCGCCATCGTGGATGATCTTGTCGCCTACATAAGCAGAATTAGACAGGTAGAGGTCTTTCCAACGAGTTCCACTTGCACCTAAATTTATTTCAGCATCTTGTAATCCATCTTCATCACAGGGGAGAACACCACTGTTAGCACCGCCAATACCCGCACCTTGTCCAGTTGCAGTTCTAAGAATAAGATTTGTTGCAACCCCGCCACGAGAAGAAATACTCCCCACAGTGGCACCGTCTTTGCGGAACTGCACAATATCACCATCTGATGTGCTACGATTAAAAGTAGCTGACCTACCCCCATCACGACTAACACTCAATAAACCGCCATAAGAACCTGCCGCAAGAGAAATACCTTCAACATTATTTTCTGCTGTAAGTATTGTAGTAGTCCCCACCAGCAAGTTACCGCTGCTATCAATGCGCATGGCTTCTGTGGGAGAACCAGAGCCAGTTTGAAACCGCATTGATCCATTCTCAGCCTCAAGGTTTAAATTTCCTGCACTTTCAATGGCATTGTTTACACGAATATCACCCTCAACATGCAACTTATCACTAGGCGAACTCGTGCCAATTCCAACATTACCGCTGCTGTCGATGCGCATGGCTTCTGAGTTGGCAGTGCCAAACAACATACGGCCAGTGGTTTCCTTGTTAAAGATATAGAAGTCATCATTGTAACGCTGAAGATAAGTTAGTTCGTTGCCAGAAGTGCCAAAGACAAGACTTGGATTAGTGCCGCCAAGATGAAGTTTAGCCGTAGGTGTTATCCCAATTCCAACATTACCGCTGCTGTCGATGCGCATACGTTCTGTGTTGTTGGTTAAAAAACGCAAAGGATAAGAGCCGTTTGTCCTTACAAACCCGCCAACACTATCTGCCCTTAAATCCATAACAGTACTGTCTAGGGTGTCTTCTATACGAAGTGTGTTTTCAGCATTGCGAACCATGTGCAATTTAGCACTAGGCGAACTCGTGCCAATCCCAACCCGATTATTTGCGCTGTCAACGTGCAGTGTGTTTGTATCCACAGTCAGCCCACCTGCAGTAATAGTACCTGCACTGAAGTCACCTGATGAATCACGAGCTACAACTTTAGATGCTGTGTTAAGAGATGTAGCATCTACGTCTAGTGTACGGTTAGCTGATAGATCTCCACCACCTGTTAAATAATTACCTGATGTAATAGTTGTAGTGTTGGCTACTTTAGCATCTAGTGCTGTCTGTAATCCATCTACGTTAGAGATAACATGTGAGTGTGAGTCATCTTGTATGGCAGCATTGATACTTACATCTGCAGAACCGTCAAAGGTCACACTTCCTACTACGTCACCTGTAAGCTGAATAGTACGTGAGGTTGCTAATGCTGTAGCTGTATCTGCATTACCTGTGGTATCTTGGTTACCTGTGGTATTAACACCAGGTAAATCTATATTAGCTGTGCCGTTAAAGGATACACCACCAATGTTACGTGCGGTAGCAAGTGCTGTAGCAGAAGTAGCTGTACCTGTTACATTGCCCGTAACATTACCCGTTACATTACCCTCAAAGGAATCTGCTTTTAGTATAGCATAGGAAACACTGGAATCTGCCAGATCAATAGCACCTGCTGGTGTAGGATCGTATTCGTCTAACAGAATCCACTTACCTTCAGAGGCATCGTAGTAAAAACCTGTGTGAGTGTAACCTACACCAGAAGTACCTGTATTGTAGTTAGTAAAAAAACCAGAATCTACGTTAATAGGGCTTGCTGTACCGTTCCACTGATCATTAAGTGTATGACCTGTAGTAGAGCTAAAGGTTACAGAGATGTTATCTGCGCTATGAATAAGCTGTTCATTACCTGTAATATCTACACCAGTAGCTACACTTGTAACAAAGTTATCCGTAGACCAAGCAAATGTATCAACACCGCCTGTGCCAGTACCCACACCATCAATCTTAACATAGTAAGTTGTAGAAGTGGTGCCTGTAAAGTGACCTGCAAAGAAGGCATCGTCAAGACCTGTTCCTGTAAAGGTAGTGCCGGACTCACCAATAGCATCACCTTCGTTAGCACGGTAGAAAGGCGCACCTGCTGTAACGTCAGAAGTAGACACAGAAGTAGTAGACCCAAGGACAGTTAGGTTACCATCAACTTGTAGGTCAGAACCAACGTGTGCAGATGTACGAACACGAAAACTATTTACTGAGTGGTTTTGTTGATTAACAAGAACTGTACCGTCTGTAGCGTCTGAGGTAACAACCCACCCAAGGCTCATAGGAAAGTTAGGATATAGAGGAGATGCGTTTTGTACAGCGCCAGGAGTAAGACCTACAAAGAAGTCTGTACCCTCACTAAGACCTGATGTATCGAAACCGTCAAGCTGACCTGCAATGATGCAGTAGCCATAGCTGTTGTTAGGAATGTCGGATGCAGCAAGACCCCGTGCGTTATATGCGTTAACGTCTGTAGCATCTGCTAATCCAACAGTAGGTACGTCAATACTACCTCCAGTATAGTTACCACTAAAGTAAAGAGGTTTTCCTTTTAGGATAGTAGCGCCTGTATCGTTATATACACGTTGATGCTCTTCAATACCTAATTCATGAATAACATTCTGGTCATCACTGTAAAAGTTAACTGTCTTATGAATAGAGTCATACCAGATTCTGCCCTCTTGGTAAGCTGCATGATCTGATAGAACTTCAAGATCAATGTACCCACCAATGTCAGCATTACTGGTAGTTTCTAGTGTGGTGAACTTACCTGTAGTAGCACTAGTAGCACCAACAGTAGTACCATCAATAGTACCACCATTAATGTCGATATCACCGTTACCGTCTAGGTAAACAGCCTTTGAAGCGGGATAAGACATAAACACAGACTTATCGCCTGTACCAAAGTTTACTGCAGATGTACCATTAGACCCTGCTAGGATAGTAGTACGAGATAGAGTGTTACCTGTGTTCCAAGTACCTATCCCTACTTCCCATTCATCGACTCCTGATTCTTGTGTTGCGACAGCATAATAAGTTGTGTCACCGTTAGCCATATAAGAGCTGAACGCTTCGAAGGTACTATCTGCACCCCCTAAAGAAAAATCACCCGTACCTGTGGTGGTAGTGGTTTCTTTTACACGATCTTTAAGAATAAGAGCCATTTATTTACCTACTAGCTGATACGAATGATTGAAGAGCTCACGCCTGAAGTAGGAAAATCAATTGTAAAGTTACCGTTAGTAGAGGTTTTAGTACCACCAAAATCAATAACTGCAATAGCACGGTTAGCTTTAGATGCGTTATAGATAATACAACCATCTGCAGAAATAGTAGCTGTTGCTATTACTTCATCGTCAATGTCCACTAAGGCTGTCTCAGAGGAAGACGTAATAGTAACGTTGTCTAGTATAACACCACCTGCAGTATAACCAGTACCTGTAGCTTCGTCGGTATTCCCTGTCACATCAGAGTAGTTAGTAGTAGAAGCGTCATAAGTACCTGAAGGAGTATCTTTAATGAGAGCAAGTTTTATAGTATCTGTATCTAGATCATGAGTAGCACCTAGAATCTCTGTTTTAAAACTTGTACACATCTTAGTTGTGATAGCCATGTTTAAATCCTTTACAATGACACTGAAGGGCCAGCCTCATGAGAGACCAGCCCGACAGACTAAGTGATTTAGGCCAAGTTGTACTTAGCTGTTACAAGAGCTTCTGGGCGAAGGATCTTGCGACCGTACAGATGCATACCACGGACGATGTCAGCAAAGCTGTCTGGGTCACGGTATGTTTCTGTTTTGTTGATCTGCTCTGCAGTTGCTACAGCAGAATCATGACCAGCTACGATAGCACCGAAGTTAGTGCTTTGGGCGGCTGTACCTGTTGTCGATGGACCAGTGCCGATAGTTGGCAGGTTGTTGGACACATAGACACGGAAGCCGTTCCAGTTGTTCAGTACGAGACCGTTACGAAGACCGTTAGAGTCACCGAAGTCTGCATTCAGAAGACGTGAATCTTCGTCCATCAGGATCTCCATCATGACCGGGTCAATACAAACCCAACGACCAGCCTTGTCAACACTCTTCTGATCAAGCAAACGACCCATGCGTGCAATCAACATAGTCGGGGAGACATATGCTGTTGGAAGGGCTGTTGCGCCTGGCAAACGAGCAGCGACTGGGATAGAGTCCCCAGCTGTACCAGCAGTTGTGATGTTACCGAAGTCAGGGCGGGACAGTTTGTTACCAGCCAAGAGTTCATCGGAACCTGCAGTTGTATCGGCTTTAGTACCGTTAACAACATCGTTTACTGTGTCTGCATTTGCATGAAGAGCAGACTGTTTAAAGCCAGCCAAGTAACCCAAGACTTCTTGGTCATGCTGATCAGCCAAGCGGAAAGCCGCACGGTTGGTTGCAAGATCCATGAAATTCACATGTGAATGGGCCTCCTCGATATCGTCCATCTTAAAAGCAAAATAGTTAGCTTTATCAACGACTAACGAGAAGTCAGCATCTGTAAGATCTTGTGCAGCAATGGTTGTACCACGTGCATAAGCAGATACACTCACCTCTGGCTCTTTGATGATCTTGACAGTGTCACCTTGGTTGGCAATCTCACCAAAATAATCAGAGTTAGTGATGTCGCCAACGACTGTTGACTTACGGAAGGCAAGTTGTACCTTCTTAGAGTAGATTACGGAACTGAAGTTTCCGTTGGGCAGGTTGGTATAACCTGACGCTGATGCGAATGCCATTTTAATTCTCCTAGAATGTTTGGCTTGATAAGTAAGAATCTATTAGCCCACACAAGGTGCTTAATGTATGTGTGTCGAGTTATGTGTGGAGATTCCAGTTAATAAAACCTAAGTCATCTATACTAAGAGGCTGTACATTTTCTAGGGTGCGCTAGGTAGACAGTTGGCCAACCATCAGTCTAACGGGCCTATACTTACACAGGTGTTCTTGGCGTTATGTTTAAGTTTAAGGTTTGGGAAGTTTTGTACAGGGTAAGAGGTAGTCTATAAAGAGGCTCTTAAACTATACGTACTTAGTTATACGTACTCGAAAGTGTTTGTCAACACCTAACGTGCACTACCAGTAAGATCATACACAAATTTCCCTGTTCGCATAGCCTTACTAATTTCTTCTTCACGGGCTTCAAACTCTACAGATGACATAGTATTAACGTCTGACTCTCTGATTACTGTACCACCTTCAGTAGGGTCTACTTGAGTTCTTGATCCCCTGCCGATAGGTTTGGCTGCAGCTTTAGTGTTAGCTTTCTTAGCCTGCGTGGTGTGTCCCTTATCAATCTTAAATAAATCAATAACTCGCACTACTGAGTCTGGGTCATCCATGTTCTCATACAAAGCATCACGTACCCACTTGGGTTGTTTCTCTGCCCACTGATGAAACTCATCTGAGTCTCTTAGCTTACTGAAGTCTGGGTGTGACTCTGCTATCTTAGCTTCAGCTGTCTTACGGTCTGCTTCGTACTGGATCTCATCTAGCTGTGACAACCTGTCTTCAGCCTTCTTGAACATCTCTTGTGCTTTCTTAGCGGCAATGGTCTCAACAATACCAGCTACGTCAGGGTACTCCTTTGACCACTTCTCTATATCTTCGTCTGACTTAGGTGGGACAATAGACTCTTTACGCATCCTAGTCTCGAAGGAGCTAAACTTATCTTCCCACTCTTTTTCTTTTTGTTGCATGTGGCGGCGGAGATCACCGTAGCGTTTCTTAAAAGACTTCTCCTCTGCACTTAGGTTGGAGTCATCTTCTTGTGCTTGAACTTCAGTGTCGGCTTCTTCTTGTTGGGTATTATCCTCGGCTTGTACTTCGGTTGTCTCAAGTCCCTCGCTATTGGGTTTCTCTTCGAAGGTTTCACCTTTAGCCTCCGCCTCTAGTCGAGCTATCTCTTGCTCTTCTTGTTCGATACGCTTGCGCTTACGGTCATAGTTAGAGCCTCTATCAACAAATCCTGCTGACTTGGGGGCTTGCATTGTAAGTAGTTCAGACATAGTTCTATCCTTATGTTGGGGCCAGCAGTATTGCTGGGTAGCCTTATTGTTGTTTTAAGTAACTAGTTGTTTTAACGTGCGCCTAGTCCTGAACGAATTGGTTGCCGTTCTTGAGTTGCAACTGCTTCTTGTCCCTTCTGTTGTAGGCTGCGAGAAATTTCGTTCACACCTTCTGCAAGTGCTTGAGAAACCTCTGGCCCTATAATCTTACCAATCATGATTAACTCAGGGGAGCCGTACATGTTTGCTAAAACCTTCACTTCCTCTGCGTCTAAATTATTGAGGCGGTTCGAAACTTCTACTTTGTACTGTTCTAGATTACTGATTGTATCTTGTGCTTGTTCTAGCATCTTAAGTCCTTTCAATGTCTACAAGGTTCCCTCTGAAGGCCTTCCAGATACCAATGGTGTAGGAGGGTACATAAAAGAACAACTTACCTAAGGTAGCTTGTATACTCTTCTTATTGAGAACGGTTGAGTCGTAGAAACCATTAGATAACCACTGAATTAAGTTACTATCAACTCTTGGTGCAATTACTCTTTTACCAAAGGTAACATAACCGTTTCTCCAAAGAAGGGTGTCTAGTTTACCTTCAGGTTTTGAGTTCATACACCACTTAATAAGTTTTAGTCTTTGTGTTTGGGACCAGTAACCTTTTTGCTGAAGTGCTGTAGCAACATAACAACCGTATCCACCAGTCGATGAGGTAGTATCAGTCGAAGTCTCGTTGCTTCCTGTAGCATTTTTATTAACGCCTGTATATGTACGAGTAAGTTGTTTGCCGCCATTTTCGTTAAGTGCCGGAGTTCCATCTGCGTTCTTTTTTGCCACCCACTCGAAACCGTCACCTGCGTACTGGCCACCTGATGATACAGCGCCTTCTGTTTTTGTATCGTTACCTTTACTGTCCTCAATAGTTGATGGGTTCGTATTAACAATGACAGCTTTACCCGTAGTGGTGGTAACCGTGTCCTTGACAGGTCTTGTCGGGGTAGTTTGAGCAGGCTCTGATGCAGTTTCCTGTGTTGAACTAAGCGGATCGGATACAGAAGCTGGTCTCATCTTGGGTCTTACCGTAGTCTCACCTGGGGTAAAGAAACCTTGGTTAAAGCCATCATCTGAACTAGGGGCAGTGTAAGAGGATGCAGTTGAACTCGGTTGATTTGGATCTGTAGCCACGGCTCCGCCGCTTGTAAGAGGTACCTCTACATAATCGTAACCTAAGTAGTCTTGTAGATTTTCCTTACCTACCTCATTTAAACCCTCAACGTTAAGAACATTTCCTTCTAAAGCGTACTGACTTACAGATGACTCAAGAGCGTTGTTGAACCGTTCTTCACCTTTAGCAAAAACACTATCAAGAGAAGAAACTACACCGGGGGCCTCCTTGAGGAAGTCATCAATTTCCTTTTGTATGGAAGTAGCATCTTCAGTCTTACCTAGAAACTCTGCCATCTTTAGGTTTGCGTTTGCTTTGGACAAAGCAGATAGTTGACTTACTAAGTTTACCCCAGCACCTGCTACACCAAGGACGGGGTTGATAGCGGAAAGAAGTGCGCCCGCCCCTTTTGAAACTTTAAAGGCATCGTTGAGGGCAGCCCTAGCTCCTGAGAGAGGATCATTAGCGTTTACCCCACTGTCCTCATACATCTTTCTAACACCATCAGGTGTGTCAGGGTCTACTGTTGTCTTGACATTTACGTTGTAGTTTTCGACAGTGTTGTCATCGTCTACGCCTACAGATGTACCTGTCGTCACGGTATCAGCGTCAGTATCAATGTCAGTATCAGTGTCAGTAGTGCCCGTGGTATCTCCTACACCGGAGATGCTACAACCAAATCGAGCACTATTCTCGGGGGTATCTTCTAAGTACTCGTTAAAGTTAGCAGGTACCGAACTAATAGGCTTACCGTTCAACATGAGTACTGAAATACGTGAGCAGTCTTTGTTGATATAAAACTTTGTTATCATACCCTCAGTACTTGTTGAGGTGTCCGTTGTTGTTGAAGTAGGGGTCGGTGTACCTGTAGTGGAAACTACAGCACGATTAGTGGCGGGTGTGGCTGCGGTATAGGGGGTTCCTGCCGCAGTGGTAACACCGTAGATACCTTGGGGGTTTGCTGGATTAGTCGGGAGGACGGAATAGGCTGGTTGGTTAGGAGACTGCTGCACTGGTTGAATGGGGTTGCCAAAGGGATCTTTAGCTACTATACCGCCTAAAGCCATATTGATAGGTTGATTGTAACCTGTTTGTTGGGAGGGGTCAACAGCTAACTGAGGATTTGTCATAGGTTGTTGAGGGGAAGGGTAAGGAACCTGTTGGTTGATGGCACCGCCTTGATGCATAGCGACAGGCTCACCTTGAGCCATTACCTCCTGCAGTAGAGCCATTTCGTCTTCTGTTAAGTCATCTTCATCCTCTGGAACTGGTTCGCCGCCGATACGTCCGTTGGTTTCCATGTCTGCCAGTTCTACCTTAGCGTTAGCTCTAAGATCCTCAAAGAACTTTACTCCGTAGAACCTAGTGACATCCGCTGGAACAACATACTCACCTTCAGACAGCATAGCAGGGATATCGTCTCTTACTTCCTCTGGGGTAGACCCTGGCGGTACTTCATTACCTGATACTGGATCAATCTCCTCGACAGACCCACCGAAAGACATTTCCATTTGTTGACCCATTACTGCTCCGCCCTTTTTGAATTTGAATCTTACATCGCTTGGAAGGTCTACTTCTGTTTGATCAACCATTAACTTTATCCCTTAAGAACTTAAACTTATTTAAACAAGCTGCCTGACCCTGAAGCCTGAAGAGATCCTCTACAGAACCTGCTTGCTCCATCTGTCTGTGGACTTCATTTAGCCTGCCTTGTATCTCGTCTAAGAAAGATTCCCACAAAGCTTTATCATTGACTAGAGGCTTAAGGTTGTGCATTAAGCAGCCCCTTGTTGACCAGTATTACCTGAGAAACCCTGTTCTCCCGGCTGAGGTGCGGTACCAGTCCCAATGTTACCTCCACCTGCTCCTGACGTATCCTGTACTCCAGGAGCCGATCCTTGGCCCTGTGGGCCTCCCTGTGGTGGTTGCACACCCTGTTGGGGTTCAGGCGGTGGGTTTTGGGCTTGGAAGTCCTTGAGAAGTTCTGCTTGAAGTTTAGCATCAGCCATAGAGTTGACTACCTTGTCTGGGTCAAGATCCATAGACTTAGCAATCTCTCTGATGATGTAGTCCATCTTAGAGAACGGAGCTAGAGCAGGGTTCTGAGCAATCTGCAAGAACTGCATCAGGCGCTGACTACGTACTTCGTTAGCCATGAGGCTCTCGGTACCTTGGGCTTTAACCTCTAGGTCACCCTTAATCTCGTCATCAAAGTCAAACTGCATATTAAAGTTAAAGAAAGCTTTACCCAAGGGTGACAGAAGGTAATCATCTACATTCTTAACCACATTACGAATAGAGCCGTTAGCAGCAGACATGAGCATACTAATGCCGCTTGCAGTCCTACCAACACCACTAACCCCTGTTTGACCATGAGCAAAAGACGGGAACCCTGTCGATTCATCTGCTAGTACCCTCGCTTTATCAAACAACTGCATATTCTCATTAGAAACGTTAGGGAACTTGGTGCCAAACAAGGCTTGACCAGGCGCACCCCCTTGTCTTCTAAAGACTTTTCCTGGGTATACTGACATATCTTGACCAGGGACTAGGTTGGTTTCGTCTACTTCAATGATCAAGTTACCTGATAGCGCAGCATTATCTACAGCCATACGCATGAAACCATTCATAAGTGTTTGGGTATCATCCATATTTTCTGCAATGCCTACACCGAAGAATGAGTAGGGGTTAACTTCATAAGGCACTGCATAGTAGGGAATATAGGATGGAGTAAATGGATTAAGAACTAGTCTAAGAACCTGACCGTTACATACCCAGATGTTGACCGATACTTGATCTACATCTTCCATGTCCTCTGGGATGTCTACATTCTGCTCTTTTAAAAGGTCTGTATCTACAAAGCCCCAGAACTCTAGGACCTCAAAACGCTCACTACGTGTCTCTTGCTCATCATCTTCCATTGCTTGTTCCCACCACTCTTTAGTGTAGGACTCACCCATAGAAACTGCTGTATCTATAGAATTAGAACGGAAGAAGGGTCTGTTCTTTAATGCTCTTATCTGAGTGCGAGACATCTTGTGACGTTCAATAATGTACTCTGCGTCATCCATGTTAGATGCATCTGGATCTGGGTAGAAGTTCCAAAGAGAAACAGAGGAACACCTAGGCATAGTCTTAATAAGAGGAGAGTACTCACCTTCTTCTGACCAGTTTGGGTACTCTTTGTCTACTGCAAAGGGACCTTTCATGATACCTGTTCCAAAGAGGGCACACTCAAAGGCTGCTGTACGTAGCTCTTTTCTAGCGTTAGACTCTTCTAGTTGGTCATGTATTTTCTTTTCCATCTTCTTCGCAGCAATCATAGCTGGGTGGAAAGTAATCTGTGTAGGTGATTCCGCTTCACCTTCCTTTAAGTCTTCCTGTACAGGAGCTAGCTTTGACTTAAGCCCAGCCAGTCTTTCCCTAAAGTCTACGAGTGTCTCACCAGGTTGTATCTCTGGGGTCTCGGTGAAACCTGCCTCAGGAATCTGTTGCTCGTTCATCTTCTTGAGAGTGTCTTCGGTCTCTAGGTGAACCGCTTCAGTTACACCTTCGGGAAGAACTGTGGGATCAATACTTATAGGAAACTTGTTAGCACCAAAGAGTACTTCTACGATCTGACCGTAAGCAGCGAGAACCTTAGTCTTAGTTACTTTAACAAAAACTCTAGACTTCTCAGCTGAAGTAAACTGTACGTCTGGTCCGTAAAGACCTCTATAGTTTCTGTAAGCTCTGATCCATCTTTGCTCTTCACCAGTTCTTGCTGTCTCAGCTTTAGCGAACCGCTGTTGCACA